TTCAGATATTTATAGAAGTGTGCAGACAATCCCATGTCAATATCATCGTACATCATGCTAACATCATGACGTGCTAGTTTCTTCTGTGGCATTTGGTTACTGCCATGCTGTACGTAATCTGGATTGATCTCTAAATGTTTTTCAAAATTAGATATAATAGAATTACATATCTCATGATGTACAAATCTCCTGTATACACCAATAAAATCTTCAAACTTTCCTTCTATTCTATCAGGATCAATGATCAATCCACTCTCTCTCGCTTCTAACATTAATAAGCTCTGATCATATACTTAACTAAATGATACCTCGTTAACAGCGGAATGTCAATCTCTGGTTGCAATGCAGATGAAACATTCAACTTAACAGCAGATGACAGGGTGAATGTACCCTCGTTTACATCTAAACCAGCAGAGTTGATTGGATCTCCCTGTGGTTCAATACGCTCAGTAACAAACTCAATTCCTAAATCTGCTTTACCAGAAGGATATGTTGTGATAGTTTGTTCTACCTCATCATGAATGAATGAAACAAAATCAATACCAAAGTTATCGTTAGCTGCATTTCCAGAACTAGACCTTGTTTGTCTAACTTCTAGAATTAAATTGTTTACCTGATATGCTGTTGGGATAGGAAGATCAACTGGAGTCCAGTTTGAAGGACCGACAGTAGATGATATTGTACCAATCTTAGTGAAACTAGTAGCATTATCATTACTAGCAAATAGTTCTAGTGGTTCACCTGGTTGCTCTCCACCATTACTACCATTACCACAGATAACACTAATCCTAACTGTATTGATTGGTGAATTTTTTGAGTTGCTTGCAGAAGCATCAATTCCAATTGTTCTTGCAAATCTAGTTGCTTCTTGTCCGAAGAATCTTAGATATTTCTCTGAGTCAGGTGATGCAAATCCACCATTGGATCCAGATCCAGTACCAGACTGAACATAATCAACTGATACACTTGCAGTATCAAATAATCCAGAAGTTACTGAGGTTCCTGTACCACCAGAGATAGTTTCTGTTACTTCATAACCAATTAAACCTTCACCTGGTGCTCCACCATTGTTACCAGCAGAACCAACAACTAATGTTCCAGAGTTAATATCAGTAGCATCAAATTCAAATGATAAGTATGCACCTGATCCACCGCCACCACCACCAGAACCATAGAATGTCTGGTTTTCTACAGCGATCATTTCAACAGATCCATTACCACCACTAATTTGTTGTCCTACACCTACGTTAGCACCATTGCCAGCATTACCTGCTGAAATTAAAGATGCTGTAGGACCTGATCCAGATCCCTTATATGAAGATTGTCCTCTTGAAGCACCATAACCATCTCTACGTGCGTTGGAACCGTTTCCACCACCGCCACCGCCACCGATGCCAGATCCGAAACCGACTCCACCGCCACCTCCTCCTCCGCCACCACCAGAGCAGACTGAGTTACCACCATTTGCACCACTACCAGAGAAGATATTACTTAAGTTTTGAGCACCATCATTACCTGAAGGACCACCGTTTTGGTCAGCACCTTGAGAACCATCACCAGCAGCACCTCCACCGCCACCACCGCCAGCTCCAGCGATCATTGCAATTGAAGTACCAACGGCAGATGCAGCACCACCGCCTCCGCCTCCGCCACCACCAGTACCGTTACCACCGTTACCGCCAGGTGCGAAACCATTATTTGCTTTAGCACCACCGTTTCTACCACTACCTGCGGATCCACCACCACCAACGTAGACTCTCAATCCACCTGCAGTACCAGAATTAATATTTACAGAGACTCTTTTACCAGGACCTCCATTACCTGCGTGCCAAGATCCACCACCGTCTCCAGTACCACCTGAACCACCGCCACCACCTCTGATAATCGCTTTTAGACTATCAAGTGGCCATGTTTGTGGAATAGTATAGGTATAGAAAGAACTAGACGGTGTTGTAAATGACTGTGATGTTTCATTTGTTCCAGTATATAAAGTTCTAGCACCGTCTCCACCAGCACCACCAATGTAAGATGTAGTACCACCTGTACCTCCTATGGTAGGACCTCCACCAGTACCAGGATTTCCATCGAAATATTGTGTGATATTGATTGCTAATCCAGCTACGTTATATGTCCCTGTTCCATTAATATTTGTTGCACCTGCATTACCAGTGACAATTCTTGCTTGTCCTCCACTACCACCTGCACCACCTGCGTTACCAGTGTCACCACCTTCACCACCTTCTGATACAATTTGAATTGATGTTCCGTTGTATGAGAATTGATAGTATGTATCACCACCATTACTACCACCACTATCAGTAGTAGCACCTCCACCACCTGCACCGCCTAGATTTCCAGAAACACCTGCGATTGGTAACTGTTCTGAGGTTGGAGCTGGAACTGTGTATGATCCAGCAGTTGTTTGTTGTACAATAGTTTCTGTAGTAGATACAGATCCACCTGGCAACTGAATTGTTTTACCACCAATAGTATATGAGTCACCAATATCATAAACTGTATCTGCTGGTTGTTGGATAACTGTCACGCTATCTGCTGGTAGATCTCCAGCAATTCGATATGCTAACTCAATTACAATATCCTCACCACCACTACCATTAGTTGTAGCAAGTAATGCCTGACCTAATCTAGCTTTGTATTTTGATTCTGCTAAGTAAAAATTATCATCATCAATAACAATTACATACCACTCTGTATTCTGTGCAAGTGGAACTGCGACACCACCAATATCAAATACACATTGAGTTGTCTGATCATTTGATTTAATTCTAATTTTATATCCAGTTGCTAAATCATGAGCATTAATATTAAATCTAGTTCCTCCTGCTTCACCAATGATACTTGTTGTAGTAATAGTTACTTCTACCTTATCACCAATACCACCAACATTACCGAACGTAGATAACGTTGGATCAGTAATAACAGCATCCGTGATACCATGACTGTGGAATAGTGGCGTTCCTCCATTTGGTAGGAAGAAGTCAACCTGTCCTGTACTATCTTTATAACCAGCAAGACAATTATCAACAGCAAATCCAGATCCTTCAAATGCACCTGCCTGTGGTGCTGTTGATGTCAAGATAGCATGATCATGCTCAGGAACTGATGATAGTAATTTTTCTTGTAAAGGACCTATTTGTAGAGTTACTTCACCTGTAAGACTACCACCAACAAATTCAGATACGTTTTGATATCCACTAATTACAATGTTTCCAATATCAAATAGTGCTTCCTGCTGTGACTTTGAGAAGAACCATCTACCACCTGTTGCACCAACAGTAGAAATAACATTACCTGATACAGGAGATCCACCACCACTGACACCACCACCAGCACCAACTAATTTCCTAGCTTTGTAATCAGGAACGTTGAATTTAATACCTGATGCTTGTCCAAAATCTTCTGGGTCATATGTTCCACCGAGTCCACCATACTTATCTTCAATAACTTCATATAATAGAGGATAGTCTTGTGCATCATATTCAGATCCATCACAATATAACCAACCCTCATACTGCATGTCTGGTTGATCAGCAGTCGTAGATGATGTATTAACAATTTCAACTCTCGCTGTTCCACTGCTGCCTGGTTGTAAAATATAAACTACGTCACCATCTTCATAACCATATCCTGGTTTTTTCAGAGTAACAAAGTTAACACTACCATCTAAGTTTGCTGCAATACCAACCTTCAGTCCAAATCCTGTGCTTGATGCTACACTAATCACTCCATTGTCACCAGTGGAAGTAATATTATAAAATCTTCCTGCAGCAATATCTCCATTACTTCTAGAAAATTTGATAGTATTTGAGTCAATAACATCAACTAAGAATGTAAATCCTTTGTCAAGAGCGACACCACCAACACCACCTGTTGCTAATACTGGTAGTGCAGCAGCACCAGTACCACCTCCACCAATCAATGTAACCTGAGGAAACTGATATCCTACACCACCATCAATAACATTAACTCCAGTTACAGTTCCTGTATTAGAATCAAAGACTGCCTGAAATACACCAGCACTAACAGGACCACTACCATTATCAGTTACTTGTACTAATGGTGCTGCTGTGTAGTTACTACCAACATTAGTAATACCAATAGTCTGAATAGATCCACCCAACTTACATTTGTTTGGAGCTTGGGTTGTTGTGGTAACTGTTAACTTATCACCTTCAATAAAAGGATGATTAGGAATGACAACATTATCTGTTCCTACTTCAAATGCTGAAGCTGGAATATCTAAAGTCACAGGACCTGTGGGGTAACCAGAAGTTGTTCCTAAATCAGTCACATATCCAGTACCTCCACCAGCACCAGCAACAACTGCTCCTAGGTTAGTCACAACACCATTATCCGTTACCTTATCGTCAGTTGCCTTAAAGATAGGTACAATAGCACCAATAGGCAAAGTAGAGTTGCCGAAGGTAAATTTGTCTGTAAGAAAGTTAGAACGTATGTTTCTTGACATTTTAGGTCTTAATTAAGTAATCTACCATAACAAAAGGAGAGATTAGATTATCAATCTTTGTGTCAGTCTCTGGTTGGATAGCGATAGAAGCATTCATTCCATCAGTAGAAATGAATGTTTCTGGTATATCTATCTTGTAATTAGTGAGTCCAGTCGAGTAATTAATAGTATGTGTATGACGTGTAGGATCACTGTCATAATCAAATGGTTCAGTAGTCTCAACAACGTTCGCAACTTGAGGATAAGCAGCGTTGATATTAATACCAACCTGAACGTCTACTGGTAAAACATTATGTAATGATGTGTTGTGAGGATATGCTGCACCAGCGGCTGCATCAGCACCAAAAGATGTAGTAGCAATTTCTAAACTGATTCCACCACTACCAGTTGCAGATGCACTACCGATATTTTTTCCCTGAACATCAGGGAAAGTTAAAACATCACCTGCTGTGTAATTGACTCCACCATCAACGAAAGAGATAATTTTATATCTCGTATTGGTTGGATTACCACCAGCACCTGGCCATGCCTCAAATCGACATAGAACTCTAAATCCAGTTCCAGTACCACCAATCATGTCAACCTCACCTTGACCAAAGTCACCTAAGTTGTTCCATGTGTTAGCTGCACCACCATATCCACTGTACGCCCACTGTCCAAGACCTTTAGCATTATATCCTTGAGTTGTTTGATTTATACCAGTTTCATATAGTCGGAATGACTGTACTGTACCGCCAGGACTAGATGCAGCAGTTGGAATGTTATCATTACCAACTCCAGAAGCACCCTCAATATAATTTGCTGCTACGGTATAACTAGAACTTGCACATTGCATGGTAACTCTAAGCAATCCAATTCCGAAGACTGAATATGTTTGATAGCAGTCACCTTCTGGAGTAGTATTAACTGCCTGTGCTTTACCAGTAGGAACCAAACAACTGTTAATAAATCCACCACAACTTCCTTTACAAATACCATAGTATTCAAAGGTTGCAAAAGTAGAAGAAGGGATGTAACTACCAGTATTCCATACTTCAGACTGTGCATAGTGTTTACATGCAGGTTGTCTTGCATCAGCATCACCAGAATCAGTGGCATCATACCAATTCTCAACACCAATCGTAGATGCGTTATTGAAATAATTTAATTCAAATACTTCACTACCACTACGTCTAATAGTTCTACACCTAAAAGTTGTGGTGTAGTGCATGTGTGGTAAGAAAGCGTTTGCAGGTACAACTTCCTCATCAGGTCTTCTAGGTCTAGTAAAACCAACGTTACCCGTAAGAGTAACAGTTCTAGGAGGAACCCTGAACTGTCCTATCATATCAACAGTTGCAAGAGTACCCACGTTAGATGAAACATTCACACCAACACCAGATCTCTCAACAACTTGCCCTGAAGCATTAGTTACTGTGTTATCGTTAATAACACCTTGATCAGATGCAGAACTAGCTCTGATAAA